ACTACATGTTTAAGGAGGACATGATCTCTGATGGAATCGAAAATTGCGTTCAGTACATTCATAATTTTAATCCTGAGAAATCCCAAAATCCTTTTGCTTACTTTACGCAGATCATTCATTATGCGTTTCTCCGCAGGATCCAAAAAGAGAAGCGTCAATTAGAAATTAAAAATAAAATTCTTGAGAAGACAGGATATTCTGAGGTATTCAATGACAGCAATACTCTTGACGGATCAAACTATTCCGACTATAATAGCATCAAAGATGCCGTGCATTCCAAACTTCGTAATTGATGAAAGTCGCAATCATTACTGATCAACACTTTGGGTGTCGTAAGAACTCTAAGATTTTTCATGACTATTTCTTAGAGTTCTACAATAATGTTTTCTTCCCATACCTTGAGAAAGAAGGCATCACCACTGTGATTGATATGGGAGATACTTTTGATAGTCGAAAGGGTATTGACTTCTCTGCACTCGCATGGGCAAAGGATAACTATTATGATCGCCTAAAAGATATGGGTATCACAGTCCATACTATTGTGGGTAATCATACTGCATACTATAAGAATACTAATAAGGTAAATGCAGTAGACCTTCTTCTTCGGGAGTATGATAATGTATATGTTTATGATGCTGCATCAGAAGTTACGATTGGTGGACTAGATATACTATTCATTCCCTGGATCAATAATGAAAATGAGGAAAATACTTTCAGATTTATTCAAAATTCAGATTGCCACTGCGCGATGGGGCACCTTGAGCTCCAAGGATTTAGAGTTAATAAGCAGATCATCATGGATCATGGTCATACGAGCGAGTTATATTCAAAGTTCACCAAGGTCTTCAGCGGTCACTACCACACTCGATCGGATGATGGACGGATCTTCTACTTGGGAAATCCATACGAAATGTTCTGGTCGGATGTTGGTGATCGGAGAGGATTCACCATCTTTAATACAGAGACTCTTGAACATACTCCAGTAGATAATCCATATAGGCTATTCTATAATATCTACTACGAAGATACTGATTATCAGACTTTTGACTCCAGAGAGTATGAAAATAAAATTGTCAGAGTCATTGTTCGTAAAAAAACTGACATCAAAAAGTTTGAGAAGTTTATTGATAAGTTGTATGCTTCTAACATCCATGAACTTAAAATTGTAGAGAATTTTCAAATTCAAGAATCAGAAGATTTTCAACCATTTGAATCGGAAGATACTCTTTCAATCCTGAATAGATATATTGAAGAAGCGGAAATATCTCTTGACAAATCTATCATTCAAAAAATGATGCAAGAGGTATACCAAGAAGCGTGCGAGTTAATCTAATATGTTTATTCTTACTTTAGACGGTAAAGAGACTGACGGTGCATATTCAGTATCTAATAGTGAGGGTGAACAAATTCTTTATTTGTTTGAAGAAGAAGATGATGCAACAAGATATGCCATGATGCTAGAAGAATCTGGATGTGACGATATGCATATTCTTGAGATTGATGATGATATTATGATAAAAGCTTGTGAACTTCATGGGTATTTGTATACCATAATCACAAAAAATGACATTGTAATTCCACCTGAAATTGAACATGATTTTATTTGAAAAAGTTCGTTGGAAAAATTTTCTTTCTACTGGAAATCAATTTACTGAAATTAATTTTGTTGAAAATAAAACCAATCTGATTGTAGGTTCAAATGGTGCTGGTAAAAGTACAGTTCTTGATGCCCTCACGTTTGCTCTTTTTGGGAAACCTTTTCGTAAGATTAATAAACCACAACTTATCAATAGTGTAAATGAAAAAGATTGTGTTGTTGAAGTTGAATTTTCCATAGGAAAAATTAAGTGGAAAATTGTCAGAGGAATTAAACCTACAGTATTTCAAATTTGGAGAAATGAATCTTCTTTAGATCAATCAGCTTCTGCTATTGACCAGCAAAAATGGTTTGAGCAAAATGTTCTGAAGATGAACTATAAGTCCTTTACTCAGATTGTGATTCTGGGTAGCAGCACATTTGTTCCTTTTATGCAATTGTCTGCTGCTAATCGTCGTGATGTTATTGAAGATCTTCTTGATATTCGTATCTTCTCTTCAATGAATAGTTTGATGAAAGAAAAGATTCGTTCCATAAAAGATGAGATTAAAGTTCTGACTCTTAAGAAAGAATCTTTGATTGATAAAGTTCAAATGCAAGAGAACTTTATGGATGAGCTTGAAAGTCGTGGAAAGGAAAATATCAAACAAAAAGAAACCAAGATTCAAGATCTTCTAAATGAAGAGAATGATCTGATGCATGAGAATATTAAAATTGTAGAAGAGATTGACGATTTTAATAAAGTATTGAATTCATATACTGGTGCCACTGAAAAACTTCGCACACTTGGTAATCTCAAGGGTAAGATTTCTAACAAAGTATCAACTATTACTAAGGAACATAAATTTTTCACAGAGAATACGGTCTGCCCCACCTGCACACAGTCTATTGAAGAAGACTTTAGGATAAATAAAATTAACGACGCTCAAAATAAAGCAAAGGAGTTGCAATCTGGTTATAAAGAACTGGAGGAGGCAATTAATAAGGAGGAAGAGCGAGAGCGTCAATTTTTATCCTTAAGTAAGGAGATTACTTCTTTAACTCATGGCATTTCTAAGAACAATACTCAGATCTCTGGATGTCAACGACAAATCAGAGATTTGGAATCGGAAATTCAAAGAACTACCGAACAACTTGCAAATAGAAATATTGAACATGAAAAGTTAGCTTCTTTTAACGAAAACCTAAAAACTACATACGACGAACTCGCTCAACGTAAGGACACAATTAACTACTACGATTTTTCGTATAGTCTGCTTAAAGACGGTGGAGTCAAATCCAAAATCATTAAGAAGTATCTACCGCTGATAAATCAGCAAGTCAATCGTTATCTTCAAATGATGGACTTTTACATTAACTTCACACTTGATGAGGAATTCAACGAAACCGTCCAGTCCCCTATTCATGATAATTTTTCATACTCTTCTTTCAGTGAAGGAGAAAAGATGAGGATTGATCTAGCACTCTTGTTTACTTGGAGAGAGGTAGCAAGAATGAAGAACTCTGTCAATACAAATCTACTCATTATGGATGAGGTCTTTGATAGTTCACTTGATGGATTGGGAACAGAAGAGTTTCTTAAAATTATCAAGTATGTTGTTAAAGATGCTAATATTTTTGTTATATCCCACAAAACTGGTATGGATGACAGATTCGATAGTGTCATAAAATTTGAGAAAGTAAAAGGATTTTCCCATATGGTGGCTTGAACCATCAAAGAGCAATGCAAGTCCCAAATTGGAAGCACCATTCTAAGAAAGAAAAAAAACGAAAACTAAAACCACAAGCAATGCGAGCACGGCGAGAAGCACTCCGTCAGTTCAAAAAGCGTCACATGGGTCGTCCTCAGGGCGACCTTTCGTCGTATTATGGCCACATACGAAACAAACCACATGGCAGTCAAACAAGAAATCAAATCCCAACTTGCCAAATTGCTTGCTACTGAGGATTTGGTTGTTGAGCATCGTTGTGTTGAAACTGCTCAATTTAATGTTCAAACTCGCGTTCTGACTTTGCCTCAATGGGATGAGGCAAGTAATGTTGTGTATGACATGTTGGTTGGCCATGAGGTTGGACATGCGTTGTTCACTCCCAATGAAGATCCTCCAAAGAGCGTTCCTCACACCTACATCAACATTGTTGAGGATGCACGTATTGAAAAACTAATGAAGCGCAAGTATATGGGACTTGCAAAGTCTTTCTATGGTGGGTATAAAGAACTTGCTGAAGAAGATTTTTTCTCTTTGGAAGGAGAAGATGTTTCTAAAATGAATCTTGCCGATCGTGCAAATCTTTGGTTCAAGATTGGAAACTATATTGATATTCAATTTACTGAGGAAGAGCAGGAAATTATTGACATGATTTCTGAGTGTGAGACTTTTGGTGATGTTGCGGTTGCTGCAGAAGAACTTTACAAGTTCTGTAAGAAAGAAAAGGAAGAAAAGGTTGATGATATTGAGATGCCTGCTCAACAGCAAGGTGGTGGATCTGATGCTCAGCAACAACAACCCCAGGTAGAATCTCAAACTTCTGAAGGTGGTGGTGAGCAATCTGAACAATCTCAATCTGAACCCAAGCAATCAAAAGAACAACCCAGCGATACTGGCTCTTCTGATGATGAACCAGAAGTTAGTACCGTATCTAAACTTGAAGAAAAACTCAAGGAACTTGCTTCTATGATTGGTATTGATAATACTTATCTTGAACTTCCTAAACTTAATCTTGAAACAGTAATAGCCAAGAATAGTGATGTTCATCGTGCCATTACTAAGAACTTTAAATATCAAGAAGAAAGATTTGAGCATAATATTTTTCAGACAGCAGATCAAGAGTTTGTGAAGTTCAAACGTTCTGCTCAGAAAGAGGTCAATTATCTGGTTAAGGAGTTTGAGTGTAAGAAAGCAGCAGACTCTTATGCCCGTGCCACTACTGCCCGTACAGGTGTTCTGGATACTTCTAAACTGCATACTTATAAGTACAATGAAGACTTGTTCAAAAAAGTTTCTGTGATTCCTGATGGAAAGAATCATGGTCTTGTGTTTATTCTTGACTGGTCAGGTTCAATGTCTAATGTTCTTTTGGATACTGTCAAGCAACTTTATAATTTGATTTGGTTTTGTAAAAAATCAAATATTCCATTTGATGTATATGCTTTTACTTGTGAATGGAATCGTTCTACTTATGATTATGATAAAGAACGGTACATACCGGCAAATCTTAGGCCTCACTATGAAAAGAAAGAAGGTCTTTTGAGGGTCAGTGATGAATTTACCTTGATGAACATCCTTACCAGTAAGACTTCTGTTCGAGAATTGGAAGAGCAGATGATTAATATTTGGCGAATTGCAAAATATTATTCTTCTAGTTGGGGAACTGGTTATACTATTGCTGATCAGTTGTCTCTTTCTGGAACTCCGCTAAATGAGACTCTGATAGCACTTCACCAAATTCTTCCTAAGTTCCAAAAGGAAAATAAACTTCAAAAAGTTCAGTGTATTATTTTGACTGATGGTGAGGCAAACCATCTTGCTCGCCATGTTGAAATTAAACCTGATAATCCTCATAAAGAGCCTTACATTGGCGTTCGCCGTCTCCCCCCCGACACGACATTTATTAGGGACCGTAAGTTGGGAACAACTTATAGGGTTGGATATCTTTGGCACGAATTTACTGATATTCTTTTGAATAATCTGAAGGATAATTTTCCTCAAGTAAACTTTATTGGTATTCGTGTCATTTCTTCTCGCGATGCAAACTCATTTATTCGTATGCATTGCACTCATTATAAAGAGAGGGATATGGTTCAGAATGATTGGAAAAAATCGAAAACTTTCTGTATCAAGTCATCTGGTTATGATGCATACTTTGGACTTTCTTCGACAGCACTTGCTCAAGATGCTGAGTTTGATGTTGATGATGGTGCAACAAAGGCAAAAATTAAATCTGCATTTGTCAAGAGTTTGAAAACTAAGAAACTAAATAAGAAAGTTCTTGGCGAATTTATCTCTCTAGTGGCATGACAAAAGAAAACTGGAAAGAAATTGCCATCGCATCGGAAAAGGACCCTAAGGTAATTAAAATCCTTCAGGAGGGTCCTAGGTCTTTAGGTCAGGCATATTTACTTCAAGCCATGCGATACAAGTATGGACAATCCGAGAAGTGAATACTCTGTCCCTGACTCTGCCCCATTCTGTTCTATAATAACTTCAGTTCAAACAAACCAACCAATGGGTCTCTCCAAAGAAAGCATCATCGAATGTCTCCGCGATTCTTACGGTGAGTCTGTGACTTCCGCTGAGATCAAGGCTTTCTGCAACATGAATGATCTTAACTATCAGACTATCACCAACAAACTGACTGACTTCAAAGTTGGTCGCGGTAAGTGGAATCTGGAAGTAACAAAGGAGACTGTGGAAGAACTGGAAACGACTTATAATGGACCTGCAGCACTGCCTGCAATCGAACAAAACCTTATTCCTCAAAAAGATGATTCCTTCGTCAAGTTTGGCAACTTTGGTGATATTAAGAAAATTATTCAATCCCGTCTATTTTACCCTACGTTCATCACGGGTCTTTCGGGCAATGGTAAAACGTTCTCTGTTGAGCAAGCGTGCGCCCAACTCGGTCGGGAACTCATCCGAGTCAACATCACTGTAGAGACTGATGAAGATGATCTTATTGGCGGTTTCCGTCTTGTTGGTGGAGAAACCGTTTGGCACAACGGACCCGTCATTGAAGCCCTGCAACGGGGTGCTGTGCTGCTCCTTGACGAGATCGACCTCGCAAGCAACAAAATCCTCTGTCTTCAATCTATTCTTGAAGGAAAGGGAGTTTTCCTCAAGAAGATTGGCAAATGGGTTGCGCCCGCAGAAGGTTTCCAAGTATTCGCAACCGCAAATACTAAAGGTAAAGGTTCCGACGACGGACGGTTCATTGGAACTAACGTGCTCAACGAAGCATTCCTTGAACGATTCCCTGTGACCTTTGAGCAGGAGTACCCCACAACTGCAACCGAACAAAAGATTCTTGGTAAGATCTGTGATGATGCAGATTTCTGTAAGCGTCTTGCTGATTGGGCTGATATCATCCGCAAGACTTTTTATGATGGTGGTATTGAGGAGATCATCAGCACCCGTCGTCTGGTCCACATTGTGAAGGCATACAGCATCTTCGGAGACAAGGCAAAAGCAATTCAGGTTTGTGTGAATCGTTTTGATGATGAGACTAAGCAGGCATTCCTTGAACTCTATGACAAGGTTGATGTTGACTTCGTGATGCCTTCCGAAGATCAACAGAAGCAGTGTCTTGACGATCACAACTTCTCTTGATAGAATATGATTAACTCCTGGTCTTTATTATTTGATGAATTGAACATGACGAAAAACTCCACACATTATTCGGAAGATAAGATAGATATAAAACTTGATGGTTATTCTGTGAATGGAATAATTAATCAAGAATATTGGGAAGATGATGGAATTGGTTTGATTGACAATTCGCTTACGGGTCAAGATACCATATCACAAAATTTTAAGATTACTATTCCCACTGGATCGGATACAATTACTTTCAACTCTAATATGACTACTGACAAAGACCGTAATCGATTTAAGTATAGTGAGGATCGCATTCTCAAAGAATTGACAGATTACATTTCTGCAACATATAATCAGCACTACTCTGCTGGTGATGATAAAATTCAAACGCTTGATTTGATTGAAGCTTGTGGTGATGGAGAATCTTTCTGCCGCAGTAATATCCTCAAGTATGCCTCTCGCTATGATAAGAAAGGCACTGCACGTCGTGACATTATGAAGATTCTGCACTATGCTGTTCTTCTGATGCATTTCAACGACAAAAATGCACAACGTGAAACCTACCCTCAGTGATGAAAATCCGTAACCCTATGAAACTTTCTGATAAAACTATTTCTGTCCTGAAGAACTTCTCTTCCATCAATCAATCTATTCTGTTCAAAGAGGGTAGCAAACTTCGCACTATTAGTGTAATGAAGAATATCCTTGCAGAAGCAACTGTTACTGAAGAGTTCTCTCGGGATTTTGGTATTTACGATTTGAACCAATTTCTTAATGGTTTGAGCCTTCATCAAAGTCCTGAACTTGATTTTACTAATAGTGGTTATGTTGTTATCCGTGAGGGTGCAATGCGTTCTAACTACTTCTTCTCAGATCCTAATGTCATTGTGACCCCTCCTGAGAAAGCAATTGAACTTCCTAGTGAAGATGTTTGCTTTCAGCTCAGTACTGATCAACTAGAGAAACTGCTGAAAGCATCTGCTGTCTATCAATTGCCTGATCTGTCTGCTGTTGGTGAGAATGGTGTTGTCAAACTAGTCGTCCGTGATAAGAAGAACGACACTTCCAATGACTTTGCAATTGTTGTTGGTGAGACTGATGCTGAGTTTTCTTTCAACTTCAAGGTAGAGAACATCAAAGTTCTACCTGGTACATATGAAGTTGTAGTATCTCAGAAACTGCTTTCTCGCTTTACTAGTAAGAATCATGATCTCACTTACTACATTGCTCTAGAACCCGATTCTACCTTTGTTGGATGAAAACACTCACTAGAATGAGGATTGTAGGTAGTATTACAGTTATCGCTGCCTACTTCGTTGTTTTGCACGTTAATGTTATTGCTGGTGTCGTAATGAATGTCATTGCTGACACTATTTCAATCCCATATTTTGCTAAAACAAAGTCTTGGGATATTGTCATTATGCTAGGATTTCTTCTAGCTATCAGTTTCAGTAAACTATTATCATGAAAGATTGGAAACAAATCTATAGCAATCTTCCTGAGGAAGAACTGGATAAAATCGCTGTTCTTCGTGTGATGGAATGTACGAATGGAATTATTCAGTACGCACACAGAGATGATGCTTCATATAAACTCTCAATTGAGGATACTCGGCGTGCTATGAAATTTAGCATGGGATGCATCAAACGCATGAGAATTCCTCTGAAAGAAGAAACTATCACTTTTGCGCCAGAAACAGAAAAACTCATGCATGAAGCAAGGGATTTATATATTCGCGGGGTAAAGTTTGGTGATGATGAAGCATATGCTGAGTTTATGGAAATCTCCAAAGCAACAGCACAGGCCTGCGGTCTCCCTAGGATTGTTAAGGGTATGAAAACATTGGAGGAAAACATTGACGATATCCCTCCTGAGACACTAAAATGGGGTGTAGAATACTTGATGCAGTTTCTCTGAATGAACATCTTTGTTACTGACCCTGACCCTTGGAAGTCCGCACAAGTGCTTCCTGACAAACACATCGTCAAAATGCCCCTAGAGACCTGTCAGATGCTTGCCATCGTATGCTCTCTCAAGTGGGGTCATGGATTCGGCACCCTTCCTAGAGCAGATGGTACTCCCTATGCTACTTTGAAGGGTGCTTTTCGTAATCACCCATGTACTATCTGGGCAAATGATTTTGTAGGTAACTGGCAGTGGTTGCTGCATCATGGCATCGCCCTGTGTGAAGAGTATAAGATGCGCTACGGCAAGGTTCATACCTGTTACCATACCCTTATGGCAGCAAAAGAGATACTGCCCACAGCGGACCCGCAAGGACGCTCTGGTAAGGGTCCTAAATCATTTGTCTTTGCAGGGCCTGATGAATTTAAGTTGGATACTTCAATATCCATCTTTGAAAAATACAAGATGTACATTGCATCTAAACCTTGGGTGTGCGATAATTATCTTCGTATCCCTGAACGAAAACCTGATTGGGTATAATTATGAGTCGTGATGAATTTCTTTGGGTTGAAAAATATCGACCCAAAACAATTGAAGAATGCATTTTACCAACAAATATTAAGAAGACCTTCCAAGACTTCCTAGATAAAGGTGAAGTGCCGAATCTACTTCTTGCTGGACCTGCAGGGTGTGGAAAGACTACAGTAGCAAAAGCACTTTGTAATCAACTTGGAGTAGATGTTTATGTCATCAATGGATCCGATGAGGGACGCTTCCTTGATACGGTCAGAAATACTGCAAAAAATTTCGCTTCGACCGTATCACTTCAAGCAACTGGCAAACACAAAGTCATCATCATCGATGAGGCTGATAACACAACAAACGACGTACAACTCCTACTTAGGGCGTTTACTGAGGAGTTTTCTGGCAACTGCAGATTTATCTTCACCTGCAACTTCAAAAACAAAATCATCGAGCCCCTCCACTCCCGATGCGCCTGTATTGATTTTTCCACCAATTCCAAAAGCAAACCCCAACTTGCAGCAGCATTCTTCAAACGCATCCAAGAAATCTTGGATACAGAAGGTGTTGAATATGATAACAAGGTCCTGGTAGAACTAATCAATAAGCACTTCCCAGACTGGAGACGTGTTCTTAATGAGTGCCAACGTTACTCATCTTCTGGTAAGATTGATACAGGTATTCTTGCAACCTTTAGTGATGTAAAAGTAAATGACTTGGTTAAAAAACTTAAGGAGAAAGACTTTCCTGAAGTACGTAAATGGGTTGTCAATAACCTGGATAACGATACTTCTGTTCTATTGCGTCGTATTTACGATGCTTGTTATGATTCCATGGTTCCGAATAGTATTCCTGCTGCTGTGCTTACTCTTGCTAAGTATCAGTATCAAATGGCATTTGTTGCGGATCAAGAGATAAATATGCTTGCGTGTCTAACCGAAATTATGGTGGAGTGTGAGTTCAAATGACAATCTATGATAGTTCAACAGGTCTTTATAGTATTAGATTTAAGAAAGAACTTATTCATGAAGGACTTGAGCATGAGGTATGTTCTAATTTGATGAATGAATATAGAGATAGATATGAAAGACTCAAAGATAGTGGATGGCCACTAGAACCTGAGTATTTGCATGTTGAAGAATTTTCTGGTAATTATCTTTTAAAAGGAAAAAAATGAACGTTAAACTAATTCGTATGTGGTCTGGCGAAGATGTCGTTGCAGACGTGATTGAAGAAAAAGAAGACTCTATTGTTTTCTGTAACCCTATTGTTGCTGTCCCTGCTGGCAATGGTCAAATGGGTTTTGCCCCATGGTCTCCTCTTCTGAAAGGGAAGGGCGAATCACTAGAGGTTACTAAGAAATATATTGTCTATATGGCTGAGACTCAAGAAGAAATTGAAGATCAATATCAGGAAATGTTTTCTGTTTTAAAAACCCCTAGCAAGAAATTAGTACTATGAAATACCCAAGACAAAAGAAATCCAGAACATATTATTACTTCTGGGCATTTATGGCACTTACAGTATTCTTTGGACAACTATATGTTGGATATGGATATCGTCTAATGCATGGAAGTGTGCTAGATCTGCTAGATAAAGTTGATGGAGTTTTACTCCATAAAAGTGATTATAACCGACCTGATTATCTTTCTAATGATAGTATCTGAAGATGATGCTGTATGGGCAGCAAATGAATTTATTGATTATTTTAAGAACTTTTCCTCCATTGAGGATTACCTTCGTTATGTAAAAAAAGAAGTCATCTCTCAGACAAATCAACTTACTCCACTCCAGGATGAGTTCTTCAATGAAGATATTCATCCTAATGAGATGGAGTTTGATATTAGGTTTGTTGGTGCTCGCTTTCAGCAATCAGTACCACAAGAACATTATGGTAATTTGTTGAGAGCAGTTTCTTCTCACAACAACGAAAGTAATATCCCTGGTAGAGAGCTTAGGTGGATGATCTTTGAAAAGAACACTCAACGGTGTCTTGGATTCATTCGCTTTGGTTCTCCTACAATTAATTCAAAGCCTAGAAATCTGTGGTTGGGTAAGGCACCTAATCTTTCTGTATTCAATCGTCATGCTGCGATGGGATTTGTGATTGTCCCTTCACAACCATTTGGATACAACTATCTTGGTGGCAAACTGTTGGCACTTTTGTGCTGTTCTCACTTTGCCCGTGAGACTTTGAATGAAGTCTTTGAGAAAGATATTGCTTTGTTTGAGACTACCTCTCTTTATGGATCTACAACGTCTGCATCCCAGTATGACGGTCTCAAACCCTTTATGAGATACAAAGGTCTTACGGAGAGCAAGTTCCTTCCTCTGCTTCATGAGGAGGTCTTTCACCGTCTCCATGACCGATTTACTCTATTGAACAACAATACGCCTCTGACGGACAGCAGAGCGTCCTCTAAGAAGATGAAACGGCAGACTAAGATGATTTCCATCATCAAGAACTCTCTGCAGGATCAGGACAAGTTGAAAGAGTTTAATGGTGTCATCAATATGGCATTTGGACTTACTCAGAAGAAGAGATTTTATATTTCTGATTACGGATATTCAAATGTCCGTGAGGTGATTATGGAAGAGCAGGATGAGTTGGTTCGTGGCCCTAACTGGGACAAGTTCTATCTGGAGAACATTATTGCTTGGTGGAAGAAGAAAGCAACCAAGCGATATGAGAAACTCAAGCAAGAAGGTAGGTTCAGGACCAAGGTTGAACTCTGGACAGAAGATGATGATATTCAAATTATTAGATAATGGAACTCAAAGACTGGTTAAATTCGATCAACTTTAATAAGGAAGATCTTTCAGAACACACGAAAAACTATCCACCATATATTATCAATCGATGTTTATCTGGGCATCTTGATTGTATTATGTTTGCAAATGAAATGAATAAGTATCATCACTTAGATAAAGATATGCAATATTCATTTTATCTAAATAGTTTGAGGAAAAAGAAGAGATTTTCTCCCTGGCTCCGTAAGGATAAGGTCACAGACTTAGAATGTATTAAACAATACTATGGTTATAGTAATGAAAAAGCATCTCAAGCTTTGAAAATCCTGACACAAGAACAAATCAACTTTATTAAACAACGACTTGATACTGGAGGAATGAAATGAGTACTACGGTAGAACCCACGGTACAGTGGTCTCAGGACCAAATGGTTGAGGTGCTCCTCAATGAACCAGATGACTTTTTAAAAGTCCGTGAAACGCTGACCAGAATCGGTGTTGCATCTCGCAAGGAAAAGAAACTGTATCAATCCTGTCATATTCTTCATAAGCAGGGACGTTACTTTATTGTTCACTTTAAGGAATTGTTTGCCCTTGACGGTAAACATGCTAACCTGACCATTAATGATGTTCAGAGACGTAACCGCATTGCACGTCTTCTTTCTGATTGGGGCCTAATCACTGTGGTTAATGAAGATAGTGTTTTGGATATTGCTCCTCTAAATCAGATTAAAGTTCTGGCATACAAGGATAAGTCGGACTGGGTTCTGGAGCAGAAGTATAATATCGGTAAGAAAGGTAAATCTTCTGAAAGTTCTACATAAATAATTTTGCGATCTTTCGTGCGGTCGCTTCAAAAGTCGGAACTTACAAGAGGTGTGGTTTACCCCATACCTCTTTTTTTATGTTTGTGTTATAAATATGTACGGATGCCTTCGGGGTCCACACAATCAAATCTCGCTTTTTAAGGAGAAGTACAAATGGGAAACCTACAGAAGTTTCATGCAGCCGATTTACCAAAGTTGCTTGATAAGATAAATAGGAACAGTATTGGTATGGAGGAATACCTTAGCAGGGTGTTTGACCTTCACGAAACAACTGCTTCGTATCCGCCATACAACCTAGTGACAGTCAGTAACGTAGAGTCTAGACTGGAACTAGCACTTGCTGGATTTAAAAAGAAACAAGTAAATGTCTACACACAAGACGGAAAACTCTTTGTCGAAGGACAACGAGAAGATGGAGAAACTGGAACAGAATACGTCCATAGAGGAGTGGCTCAAAGATCTTTCACTAGATCATGGACCCTCAGTGACGAGACGGAAGTTAGATCAGTTAGCTTTGAGGATGGGTTGCTGAGTATTACACTCGGTAGAATTGTCCCAGATCATCACAAAAGAGTGGATTGGTTCTGATATCCTGACCGATTTTTGCTGCCGTTGATACAAAAGTGTATCACTATGATACACTTTTGCTATATAATTATGTACTTATGGAGGACGACTTATGAATCTCACAGCCGCCACTCTTACTATTGGGACCGCAATGACTCTTTTTTTCAATGGGTTCCTTGGGAGCGCATTCCCCTAATAGTCCCCCCAGTATAAATACCTACGATTTTACGACACCATAATGGCACTATTTGCACTCTTTTCAGTTCTCACGGCATCAGCAATCGGAGCATACAAACTAACACCAAAATCAGAAAAGGAAGAATTATTTCTTCCTTATTGAATAAATAAAAATTGAATATCGTCGTCGCAACTAGAGGGGTTACTGGCACAATCCAGTAGACACCCCTCTTTTTTAATGTTATAATTAAATATGTATAGTCTAAGATAAAATGTCTATTAAACTCGTTATTCTTAAATCTGGAGAAGATGTCATTGCAGATGTTAAAGAACTCGTTTCTGATGATGAAAATGTAGTTGGTTATTTACTTCAAAAACCACATCGTATTATTAGTGAATCAATTCCAACTTTTTCGGAAAGTGAGGAAGGACCAAGATCTGGTAATGTAAAAATTACGTTGACACCATGGATTCCATTAACTTCTGACGAACAAATTCCGATTAGACCTGATTGGCTTGTAACTATTGCAGAACCAATCAAAGATATTGTAACAATGTATGAGGCAAAAACAAATGGAGAAATTGAAATTGATAGTTCTGATGAATCATCAGATTCTAATATCGAAGATTGAAGAAGTCGGTGGTGACATCGGTGAACCGGATTGTAAGTTGTGGGATCCTTATCTTGTAAATAAAGATGGAACTATAGAACAACTGTTTATTGATTATACAAATCAAAAAACATTTATGATTCATTCTGATAAAATTTTTACAATTACTGATCCTAGTTCTTCACTTATAGATAAGTATAATTTAATTAACAAAAAATGAAAGTATTGACGATCGATTTGGACTATATCATGGCTCCATGGATTGAGGTGTATCAGGATCATGCACCACCTCCTGGTTCATCTCGTCATTCTAGTGCAATAAAACATTGGACTCATGTATTTAACTCTACACAGTTTCGTGAATCAATGTTTTATATTGATCAACCAAATTTATTATTTTGTTTTAATACTTTTTTAAAGTCAATTAAAAATTGTGAAAGTGTTTCTTTTGGATACGATCACGATTCTATTCTTTATGACATTGCAAAGTTTGATAATATTGATTTAATTAATATTGATCATCATGATGATTTTTTTCATGGAATTGAGAATGATGGACCCGACGACTTAGGTATCGAAGATGAAATTGAAGCTGAATTGTCATTGTTAAAACGATTTGACCATGTTAATGAAGGAAATTGGGGAGCATGGTTGCACTTAAATGGTAAACTAAATTCTTTTACGTGGATTTGTAATCCTAATAGTGCTAATAGGGAAAGAGATTCAATTACTGAAAAAATTACTGATTTTAAATCTGTTTTCAAAGAAGATTATGAATTTGAAAATTATGATTTTGATCATATTTTTATTTGTTTATCTCCAGATTATACTCCTAGATGTCACTGGCATTATTTTACAATGTTCATTAATGCATTTGAGGAATTTACGGGAAAGAATGCTATAATACATACGAGCAAATTTGAAATCGACAACAACATCGGGATAGTACATAATGAGATTTTACACCAACGTGCAAATGGTGGGAGACCACTTTCTGGTTCGGGGTTACGAGAATGGACGCCACTTCGCAAGTAGGGAAAAGTTTTATCCAACTCTTTTTGTTCCATCTAACAAGCAAACCAAATATAAAACACTTGAGGGAGAGTCTGTAGAATCTGTAGAACCAGGAACAGTTCGTGATTGTAGAGATTTTATCAAGAAGTATGAGGGTGTAGAGAACTTCAAGATCTACGGCAATGACCGATACATCTATCAGTATATTTCTGAGATGTACCCGGAAGAAGAGATCAAGTTTGATACCAGTAAGATTAAGATTGCTACACTTGATATTGAGGTTGCATCTGAGAATGGATTTCCCGATGTGGAATCTGCTGCAGAAGAAGTATTGTTGATTACTGTACAGGATTATAATACAAAACAGATTCGCACCTGGGGTCGTGGTCCTTTTAATAATAAACAACAGAATGTTCTTTATAAAGGTTTTAGAACTGAGCATGAACTTCTGACTGACTTTATTAATTGGTGGATGATTGAGGATAATACACCTGAAGTCATTACTGGTTGGAACAGTGAACTGTATGATATTCCATATCTTGTTCGTCGTATTGATAGAATTCTTGGTGAAAAGTTGATGAAACGCATGTCACCATGGGGATTGGTGACAGAACGTGAGACTATTATTATGGGAAGAAAACACATTTCTTATGATGTTGGGGGAGTCACGCAATTAGATTACCTAAATCTTTATAAGAAGTTCACTTATAAGGCGCAGGAGTCCTATCGTTTGGACTACATTGCGAGTGTAGAACTCGGACAGAAAAAGTTGGATCACTCTGAGTTTGATACCTTTAAAGATTTCTATACGAAGGGGTGGCAGAAGTTTGTAGAATACAATATAATTGACGTGGAACTTGTTGACCGTATGGAAGACAAGATGAAACTCATCGAACTTGCAATTACGATGGCATATGATGCCAAAGTAAATTACAACGACGTGTTTTTCCAAGTCCGCATGTGGGACGCTATTATCTACAATTATCTGAAGAAACGAAATGTTGTCATCCCCCCGAAGGAACGATCTGACAAAGATTCCAAGTATGCTGGAGCTTATGTCAAGGAACCGATTCCAGGAAAGTATGATTGGGTTGTCAGTTTTGACCTTAACAGCCTTTATCCTCATCTCATTATGCAGTACAATATCTCGCCAGAGACATTACGGGATACAAGGCACCCATCAGCAACAGTTGATAAGATACTTAATGAGGAATTGACTTTTGAGATGTATAAGGACAATGCGGTATGTGCTAATGGTGCCATGTACCGCAAAGATATCCGTGGGTTCTTGCCTGAACTGATGGAAAAGATCTACAAGGATCGAACCATCTATAAAAAGAAAATGCTTGCTGCAAAACAAGATTATGAGAAGACTCCAACTAAGGCACTGGAGAAAGAGATTGCACGATGCAATAACATTCAGATGGCTCGTAAGATTCAACTCAACTCTGCTTATGGTGCTATCGGTAATCAGTATTTTAGGTACTATAAATTGGCCAATGCGGAGGCGATTACGC